CCGCCGCACCCCTCGCCAGCAGCGTATCGCAAGGTGAAGGCAATGTCGAGCGTCTACGGCAGACAGTCAAAGAGATTGCATAAGGCTATCCAGAGCAGTATATTGAAGCAGGGATATATACTCACCGTAACAAGTACTTGATCATCCCATGATGGATGGAGTAATGGGTGCCGCTGGTATTGTCAAAGGCGCTGCCGTTAACATTGGCTTCCCAAACGCCACCGTACACCTCGATATTATTACCCCCGCCGCCTCCGATACTGTCGCCGCCGTGGCCGGGACCAATCCAGCGGCAGTTGATTATTTTCGAGTCGGAAGTGTCGGTCCCGATGAAGACCGGGAAGTAGGTGAAGTCCTCGAAGGTGCAGTTGTAGATGACCCAGCGCTTGCCCGGATTGATGCCGCCGCCCGAGTTTGTGTCGGGGTTAGTGTAGCTGGAGTAGCCCCCGTACAGATACAGCCCCTCGATATAGATGTCGGATGAGGTGGCGTTGCCGCCGATCATGTAGCTGAAACCGAAGTTGGTTAGGGAGGCTTGTGGTATCTGGAAAATGACCGCCTTGCTCTCCCCAATGATGCGAATATTCTGCTTGCCATTCAGGTTGATTCTGTGGGTGAGATTGTACGTCCCGTCTTTGATATACACGGTGCGGCCCGACTGGATAGCGGCATTCAATGTCACATCGTCGGCCGTGCCGTTGCCGGTATAGTCATTGCCTACCGAACCGGAGGGTCCAACCACATAGGCCGAGCGATAGCCCTTATTTATAAAGGAAGTCCAATCGCTGTTGGTCACGATACCGCTTTGCGTGGTTGTCGCTGCGGGCAAGCCCGTAATGCTCCCCTTAGCTTGATAGCGGGCGTCCGTCTGTGTCCAAGCAGGGAGTGGCGTTCCCGTGGCGGGATACACCTTGTTATCGTGGAGATCGCTACCTGTGAGTTGGTCGTGGGTGATGTTAGGCATTGGCTTTCTAGATGGCCTAGCTAATGTTAAGAGCGCGGCTAACCTCAACCCAGTTCGTGCCGTCCCAGCGCATTTGGATGACGTCTATTGCCGAAACACCCGTCGATAGAGTGAGTGCACCGCCCGCCTTCTTGAAGTTGCTCGGCCACGTCACTGTCCTACTACCGGTCGCATCTTGGGTCAACTTCAGCGTGAGGGTATCGTTGAGCGCCTTGCCATTCGTCAAGGTCGGCGTGATGTTGCCCGTGAGGGTCGCTGTGATCGTCGAGCCATTTGCCCGGTTGAAGGTGATCGCGCCGGTGACGTTATCTTGCGCGTAGAGCACATCGGGGTTGAACGCGCCGTTGTTCTTCACAGAGAGGCCCGTCGCGCCATTGTCAGTCAGCGTCGTCAGGTTGATGTTGTCGTGGATGTTGACCCCCGCCGCGCCCGAGCGCAGCGTGATCTTACCGCCGTCGTTGAAGCGGTTGTTGAGAACCTGCATGTCGGTCTGGGTTGCGCGAACATCGATGTCGAGGGTGTTGAGGGTGAACCAGCAGCCATCGATGACGGTGCTCAGCTCGTCGCAGTACAAGCCAGTGTTGCCGTTGTTCTCGATCCAGCAGTTGATGAACTGGGTGTAGCGCCCGCCCGCCACGACCGCGCCATAGTCGGTGTTCGTCTCGATAATGGTGCCGATGAAGGTGTTCTTGTTGGAGGAGCCGCTGCGGATACCCGCCCCGCCCGATGGTTGTCCGTAAATCCAGCCGCCGATGATGGTGTTCGCGTTCGAGGATCCCCCAAACTGCATCCCGGCGTAGCTGTTGCCGGTGAGGACCGGGTTGATGATGGTCATGTCGATGCTGGCGTTCAACCAGAGCACGACACCCCAGCCGGAGCCCGCCGTAAAGCTCTTACCCAAGATGGGCTGGACGACCCCCTGGTAGCAGGAGTTCAGGCGGATGCCCATGCCCCCCGTGGCATTACCCTGCATCTGGAAGTTACCGATCTCGATGAAGTCAGCCCCGACGGTCACCGCACCGGTGATGTTAAAAAGGCTGTTGGCCGCAGAAGACGAGGTCGCGAGGTTCTTGATGATCGTCCCGTACCCCTCGCCGATGATCGAGACTGCCTTCCCGCCGAGGGTCAGATTGGTGCCGGCCGAGAAGTTGTAGGTGCCGTTACGGAGAAGGACACGCCCACCACCCGAAGCCGCGACGGCATCAATGGCGGACTGCACGACCGTCTGGTCATTCGTGCCGGTCGTGTTGTAGTCGGCAGCCGTGCCGGAGGGGGCCACAGTAAAGGTAGGATTGCGAAAGCCGTACCGCGTGTCATAGATCGCCCGCGACGCGACGCTCAGCTCCGTCCCGGTCGTGCCGTCGAGGGCATTGGGGTGCAGGTCCGCCCCGGTCATTTGATTGTGTTGTTTGGTGGCCACAGTGAGTCCTTTCAAAGGGCTCGATGGCCTCAAAAGTCTATATTTGTATTGTAAATTGTTAGTACCCCGTCGGTCGCGTAGGCACGGCGATCCTGGTCGGCACAACGGCCCTTGCAGGCACATTCGAGCGTGTCGGGGCGGGATCACGGGCAGTCACGTTAGTGGTTACGTCCTCGGTGGCGTTGTCCACCAGGGTCTCGCCCGCGTTATCGGCCAGGATGACGTTCTTCGTCGCCATGCGCTAATACTCCGTGACCTGGGCGGTGCCGTTGGCCGCGTCCCAGATGCCACTAATGACACCCTTGTACAGCGGCGTGGGTAAGGCGTAGGCAGTGCCTGCCGCCAGCTTCACAGTGAAGGCGCTTGTTGCGGCGGTGCCGGTGAACGCCAAATAGAGATTGGCGGTCGAGTTGTTGAAAATGAGGGCTTCCTTGCGGTTGGCGTTGGCGGCGAGAACGGTGACACTGCTGGTACTGGAAGCGACCTGGGTCAGGGCGGCGGTACTGTTGCTGTCCTGCACGACCGTCACGGTGTCGAGCGCGGCGGTCAGGGGGGCACTATTGACGGGTAACGGCTTGGTGACGGACACCACCCGCTCGACCCCGCTATCGTTCCACGTAACAGCCGTGCCGGTCGGGATAGCGGCGACCGCGCCATCGGCGTACTGGATACCTGCACCACCACCGGCCCCGTTCAGGCTGTGGGTCGTGTCATTGTAAACATCGTTAAAGATCTCTTCTGGGCTATAGAGGGTGGTTTTTGAGCTTGGGGGCATGGACAATCCTTAGCTTATTTTCTTCGTGGTGGTATCGACCTTCTTAGCCGTTGCGTCCCTGCTAGGGGCCTTGTCGGTCTTCTGTTCTACGACTAGGGCGAACTCGCGTGGGAAGTCGGTGGTGAGTTGTGTCGCCTTGTCGTCAGACACTTGGTACTGTCCAGGCGCGGTCAGGACGAGCGATTGATGCCCGTCCGCCCCGCGATAGATCGTGCCAGTAAATGCAACAGTGGCCATACGTTAGGCAAGCACGTGTGCGCCGTTACCGGAAGAGAAGACCCAGGTCGTGTTGGCAACGGTACAGACCAAATGCGCGGTGTCGTAACGGTTGGCCGAAGACAAGCTGCCGCCTGTTCCAGCGGTCGTCGCTGTAGCAGACTTGTTGATCTGCTGGCCCGCGTTCTGGGCGATGCGCCAGCCGCCCGCGCCGTTACCGACCACGGTGAGCCGTTGTCCGACAGCAGACGTGGCGGGAAGCGTGATAGTCACGAGGGAGGCGTTGTTGGGGATGTACGAGGCGTTGCCGGCTGCTTGCTGGGTGGTGCCGTTCACCAGGTCGTAGTTGGCCGAGCCCGCTTGCAGCTCGTCTATGTAGTTCTTGAGACTGGGATTCTTGTCGCCCAGGATGTCGAGGTTGTTGCGGTAGGTATCGAGGTTTGCTGTGCTGGTGAAGGCCATAGGTGGCGGCTTCCTTTCGAGTGATAGGTGCGTCTTGCGCTGACCACTGCCCCCGAAGAGGCAGGGGGTCAAAGCAGGAGGCTTATTGACCGACTTTGGTGTCTTGGGTACCGCTGGCGTCGAGGGTCACGTGGTCGCCGTTACGGAGTTCCCGCACCGTGCCGGGTAACTGTTGGGCTTTTACTTCCGCTTCGGTTGGCGCGTCCTTGGCGTCCTTGCCGCTGACTTCGTCGAACTGCCAGGCGTACTGGCCGCGCAATTGCTCGGCGCGGTTCTCTTCCTCGGTCGAGAAAGAGGCACCAGGGAGGATCATCAGGTCGCCGTCTTGGAAGACTTGCTCGGTTTTATTCTTGAATGTTGGCATAGGTATTCTTTCTTACGGTGCTGCTAGTCCCCGCTCCCCGCCCCGGTTAAGGGACGGGTGGGTTCAGGGGTGATGTGAGGTTACAAGCCGATGTTGTAGAGGATACCGACGGTTGGTTGCGTGACAACGTTGAAGGCAGGTTTGAAGTCCACGCGCATGTCGGCTAACAGCTTGATCTGGCGCAACTCTTTTGGCGTGTTGTCCTGATCTAGTTCGATCATCTGACGGTCGCCTATCAGGAAGCCGCCCTTGTGCGCAATAACCGCTGTTCCTCGGTTTACTGTGGTGGCGTCGTATACGCCGGAAGCGTTGAGTGTCTCGCGCATGAACGGGGAGACGATCACAGGCATACCGTCGAGCTTCATCAGCTCACCCGTCATGACGGTTGCTTGTGGGCCATACTTATCCATCGTGACCGCTTCAGGGATATTCAACATCTGCACGTAGGTCTTCGGACCGACGATCAACACGAGGTCATCGGGGTTAACGCTATAGATACCGAGCATAGCGCGTACCGCACGAAGCTTGGAGAGAGAGATTGCGCCGCCGCCGTTGTCAATTTTCCAGTTGTTAGCAAGAGCCATCCGTCGAAGACCTGGGAAGGCTTTTTCTTGTGCGTTGGCTGCCGCTACGTCTAAGTCTTGGTGTGTGCCGGAGATATCGCCGTTTAATGCTGCGTTCTCGAAGCCAACAGCTAACGAGCGCAAAAGGTTACGCTGAATCAAGGGCACGATTGGTGCAATCGAATCTTGGTCCAACTCTTTGCTGACACGCACCATCGTGCCGATAGACACGGCGTTGAAGGTGACTTGTCCGGTGCCGACGTTGGATGCAGGGATCGATGTCTGACCGGTATCCCCCGTGTTCTCGGGGATGATGTAGGCCAACGGTGGGTTAACTTCGACCGGCAATTTGTAGGTCGGTGCGGGCATGTAGATGTGTGGAAAGATCGAGGTGACTTTCAAGTCTAAACGGACCTGGTTGATGACGTCGGGGCTGAAGCTTGTAGGGACAAGTTCAAAACCTCCGCCGACTTCAGCGGTGTCCATCGCTTTGAAAACATGCTCTTTCTTCACCATCTCGACAGCGGTGGCGATGTCGTCGCGATTGATGGCCGCCGCTTTGTGCGCCACTTGCATACTTTTCGAGATGTGGTCGCTCAATTGGTGGAGTTGTTCGTAGTTTTCCATGTTGGTGTCTGACTAACTTTTAGTGGTAATAGTGCTTGTGCTTACTTGCCGGTGATGAACGCGGCGAAGGTCTTGTCCAAATCGGAGGCCTCGGTCTTGGCCGCCATATTTAAGGCGGTATCGAACTTGGATGCGATCTGGTAGCTCTTGCGGGCGTGCTCCGTCTGAGCCGCAGTCTGGGCATCGGACAGGGACTTCTGTGCTTGCGCTAACGCTTCCTTGGTCTTGCTAACCTCGCTCTTTATCGTGGTCATCTCGGCGTCTTTCTCGGATAGGGTGACGCTGCGGTCGGCCAGGGCTTTCTTGATGGTCGCTAACTCTGCTGAGGTGGCGTCCAGGGACTTCGACAATGTGGCGCGGGTTTCTCGGTGCGCCTTCATAGCCGCCTCCTGATTATCTTCGCCATCCTCTAAGGCATCTGAGGCTGCGTCGGCGTCGATCAGGACGGTAGCCACTTTCATGACTAAGCTGTGAAACTCGGTCAGCGTGGCGTCGATGGTCGCTTTCTGGGTGGCGGCGTCCATGTCGTCGTTGGCGATGGTGGTCCAAACGGCCATACAGAGACGGTCGGACAGATCGTCGATGACACCTACGGTGGCCTCGGTCTCGGCGTACTCGCCTAAATAGACCGCTTTAGCGACAGACTTCTCGGTATGTGGTGTGGCGTCAGGCTGGGTGCTTTCCGTCGAATGCGCCTCCTGGGAGCCAGCCGTGTCCGGGGTCTGTACCGCTGGTGTTGCTGCTGGTGCAACTGCTGGTGTAACCGGTGTGGTTGCCGGTGTTTCTACCGGTGCTACTGGCTCTGCTGCTTGATTGGCTGGTGCTGGATTCTCTTGGGCTGCTACTTGCTCGGGGGTGGCGTTGTTGCCGGGCGTATGTGGCGTCTCGGGGGCAGCCGCCGGTTGATCGGCTGGTGCTGGTTGAACGGTGACAGGCGCCACATTGGTCGCCTGTTCGATGGGATTCGCCACGTCCACGCCGGACTGGCCGTCGGTGATCTCCTGGGCGATGACGCTATCCGCTGGCTCTAACTCGACTGCTTGACCCTCGTTAGGTGCCGGGACTTCCTCTGCGGCCTTATTGACCGCGTTCGTTTCGTGCATAGGGTTCTCCTGCTTGAGTGATTTGTTGATGGCGCTGAGGAAGGTGGAGGCCACGGCGGGGTGGCTGGTGACGCTCACCTCTTGCAAGGCGATGTCTTTGTACGTGCGGATGGCCTTGCCGATGGTGGTGTCGTGTTCCCAGGCCCAGTCATTGACTTGCCCACCGATAGATAGGCCGAGCTGGCTCCCCTTTTGCAGCTTACCGAACAGGAAGTGGGCGTTGGGATGGTCGGGGTCTAGCTCCGCCCGCATCAATAACTGGTGACTGGCGGTGGCGGTCAGGGACGTCACAGCGCCCAATTCGCTGTCCCACTCGCTCTTATGTTCACTTCTAAAGGACAGTGGCAGATTCGACGCAGCCATCGACTTGATGGCGGACTCGGCCATACGCTCGCCGGTCAGGTCTACCTCTGTGGTGGAAGCCAAACCTTCAACGATCATCTTATTGGTGCCTTTTTCTACATAGGCACCTGTGAAGGGTACGAAGAATTTAAAAGTGGCGGGGTTGGGCATAAAAAAACGAGCCACGGTCTGAGTGTTTCAGACGCGGGCTCGGTGGCCTCGAACTTTGGCTATTAGTCTGTGGTTATAGTATCACGGGCGCTTCAGGGTCGCCGTACAACTGTTCCAGGAAGGCGGCGGTCAGGTTCGTCACGGCGGCGAAAACCGGAATGCCCTGTACCTTCAACATGCGGTTATAGTGGACGAGCGGATATCGCTTGGGTGACTCACTTGGCAATGTGGCGAGACGGATCATAGTAGAACGTGTTGAGGGTCTTGCAGCGATGACAGAGCGCGTCGATGTGCGGCTGTTCCCCCGGCTCTTGGTGTTTTTGCTTGACGAGCAAGGCCAGGTTGCCCTCGAAAAGCTTCTTATTGCAAGTGATACAACGAAATTCTGTGTTCATGGGTACATCTATTACTCGATAACAGCGATACTGGTACACCTACAATTTATCTCAGAGCCAGGCGTGATACCGCCCGGCCACGTTTCCCCGAGCGGCACGGTGACGCCTTCTAAGGCTTGGTGGCTAATACGCACGCGTGAGTCCTGAGCGGTGAGCCATGATTGACTGCTGACCACGCCACTCTCTTTCATGGCCTGCTGGTTGGCTGCCTCGAATGCTTGGGCTGTCTCTGTTCGCGCTATAGCGGTAGCCCTATACGTCGAAGCCTGGGTAAACACCTCTTTGACCCGTGCCCGCAGCTCCGGTATCCCCTCGCCTTGCCCGATACCTTCTCGTAGCGTGTCCTTGAGCTGCTTCTTGGTCGTGTCGTTGATGCCTGTCGCATGATCGAGCGCGTTCTTCAGCAGGTAATCGTCAACAACCTGGGATTGTGCGGTCGTTCCCATCGTGAAGGATATGGCTAAATCCGGCCCGGTCGAGCCGCCCGCTACACCTCCGGCCGTTGCACCAGCCGCGTTGATCTGCGCGATACCAGCAGCTACCCCAGCCACCAGCGACGGAGATAGATCGGTATACAGGATGATCGCTAAGGAATGATCGTCGGGCTGGCTGTCCGCGAAGTACGGGTCTACTAGGTCGTCAATGACCGCTTTCTGGACCTGTTTGCGGCTGCTTGGTAGCGCCTTGAAGGTGGTGGTCAGCTTATCCAGATATGTACCTTCTTGCTTGCTGAAGTAATCAACGATGTTCGGATGCAGGGATGCCTCTAGCCCGTCGTGGATAGTTTCCCGCTCCGCCCGTAGCGCCTCGATAGCGTTCCGTGTGAATGCCTTGGACAGGCTTTTCTTGGCGGGTGAGGCGGTAGCGCTGGTACCAGCCCCGTCGTCAGGCTTGGTGGCGTCTGAGGGTGTGGCATCTGTTGCGGTGGTGGGTGGCGTGGTGTCCGCTGGCTGGAACTGAGCCAGGGCGGCCTGGCGCTTCGCGTCGTCGGCGGCTAACTGCTCGGGCGTCTTCTTGGGCAGGAAGAAGTAGGTCTCGCGGACCTCGTTGTCGTCGATGATACCGGCCGCGTTGGCCTTGAGAGCATCGCCACGCAAAGCGTCAGTATCGTTGAAGTCCGGTTCGTTGAAGTAGAAGGCCAGCTCGGGATCGAAGGCATGGATGATGTCCTCGGTAAAGACTTCCGAGATCAGGTCTTGCAGCGGCTTGATGGTGCTGTTGAAAAACTGCCGCTCTTGCACGCTCGATGTCGCCAGGTCGTGCGCGCCTTTCAGGTTCAGCATGAACTTCGGCACGCGGTAGGCGGTGGACACCTTCTGAGTGGTCAATTCCCGCAGAGCGGTGAACTCCATATCCTTCAACGTCTGGGCGTAGGGCGTGATGTCCTCCACCCCCGACACAGCCACGATGCCGTGCTGTTGGCTGGCCCCGGCGTGGCGCTGGTTGATGATCGACGCCAGGCGCTCGACCGTATCCTTGACGCCGTCCTTCATGCGGACGATCACAGAGGGCTTGAAACCGTTGTCGAAGATGGCCTTGTTAGCGCGTAAGGCTTGGATGTCTAAATTGACCTCTTGCATGACGCTCTCTAACGGACTGTGCCCGTAGAGGTCGTTGACGACAGAGGGCAACTGGTAGCGGCTAATCTCGCCTGGCTGGAACTGGGCGACGTTCCTACCCCGGTAACGCTGGATGTAGCCTTTGATCAGGCCATGCTCGTCGGCGACGATCCGCACGGTGGCCGGATGCACGCCCCATAGCTCGACGATGCGGCCTTTGCTGTCCGTCACTTTATTGATATAGGCGTCGCCGGTGATCGCCAGGTGGGCGACCAGCTCGTACATGATGCGCGAGAAGCGTTTGGTCGGGTTGGGGTTCTTCAGCCAGCGCTCCAGGTCGGTGATGGCTGTGCGCTGCTTATCTGTTGGTTCGGCATCCTCATCCAGTAACCCGATGCGCCAGCCATTACCGGTGGCACCACCCGCCCATAGAGCAACACAGGCCGAAACGTCGGCGTGTTTCTGGTAGATGGCGTAGAGCAGGTCGTAGTCGGCGTCGGGATACTGGCCGAGCGTGTCGCGCAGGGGGAGGATCGGCTGTTGCAGGACACCGACCGCGAAGGCTTGGGTGTCTTTCTGTACGCCAGCAGACGCCATGCGTCGCTCGACGGCGGGGTCAATGAAGCGGGTATTGATGAATTGGGTAAAGGGATTGGCCATGAAGGGCACGCAGAAAGACAAGCGAGGCTTTAAGGTTATTGTATCAGTGATGCGCGTCGTAGCAGGCGGACCGTATACCACCAGGGAAGCGTTGTATAATGTCTTTACAGATTGTACGCGCAACTGGTAAACTGTTCATGAACCAACAGACCCGTTTGAAGCGCGTACTTCGAGCGGGTTTTTTGGTCTCTATCGACCCCCATGGAACCACCTCTAGGACAGGACACTTCCAAGGAAAGACCATCCCCGCAGATACAACGGATACACCGGGAGTTACGTGGATCTCCCGAATATCAAACACCGCGCCTCTGCTTCGCCTCGTGTGTGGAAACCAGTCCCCGGCACTGTCTACCCTGACAACCGGGGGACCTACTCCCGCGCATGAGACGACAGGTTTCTAGAACCGAGACGGTCAGTGGAATACACGATTCCCGCCTTGTCGTGTCTCAGTGCTCGGTGAAGACTGAACGCACTGCTGGCCCCACCCGGTTCGCTGTATCCCGCATCTTAAACGTCAGGAAGCACCCGCTCGGTAAGTAAGTAGGGAAGCAGAGGGAAGGCGTGGAGAAAGGAAGCGTATAACTCTCCCCTAATCGTCATCGCTAATCGTGAACAGTCGTGGTTGGAGACCCGATGGCGTAGGTCGGTACACCACAATCTCGGCTCCCGGGTACCGCTTCATTGCTTCGTCCCGGAAGAGGCTCAGTGTAAAGCCGAACGGATTGTTGAGATGACCCAGACGCGTCTTGGACCACCTTCTCCGACACCACTTACATAAGCGCATAACTTCTTTATCGTCCTGAACAGCGAAAAGATCACGCAAGAAGTTGGGCTGGGCACTCGAATCACGATGACAGCCGAAGCAATAGGGATAGGTAAAGCGATCGTGCTCAATCCACTGCTGGAACACTTCATGCCACTCTCCGCTCATCGATGCTCCTTTTGGGCACTATGAAAACCTTAGAGGTAAAAGTCTACCAGCAAGCCCGTTGACAATAACGCACCACCAGCGCAGAATGACTGAGTGACCAAGCCCCTTTTTATACCCCCGAGCGTCAGGCTTGGCTCTTCACCTTATGACCACTAAGCCCTACCACATCAAGAAGCGCCTGTGTCGCAAGTGTCACCGCAAGCACTACCGTTTCCGTCCCTGCATCTCGCCTAGCTAAACTAGAACACCTGTTCTATACTTTGCCCCACTAGCCGCTCCCTTGCTGCACCGACCGGTTCGCCCGGACAGGTATGCGACGGGGCGGCTCTTTTTGTACTCAGGCAAGAAAATACCCCGACCCCATCACCGGGTCGGGGTTGGCTGTGCTTGGGTATCGTGGCGCTGCTTCAGACCGCGACCGTGATCAGTTCGCTGCCGATGCTCTTGATCTGACCCACCGCAATCTCGGTCGTCTCCCCGCCCAGGCCCAACATCCCGCCCTTGTGGATAACCAGGCTGACCGCATCGCCCGTGACGGTGTCGAGCTCCAAGTTGCTCACGGTGCCGAGGAGCGAGCCCGCCTCATCCACCACCTTACGCTGCTTCAGGTCGCCCCACCCGAGCAGGGCCGTGGCCGGCAGACCGGCCGTCGTCTGCGTCGCCGCGCTGCTCTCCACCATCACCGCGTCGGTGCCGATGCTGCGCACCTTGTCCATCGGTACGATGAAGCTGCCGTTGTCGCCTTTGATGCTCAGGGCCTCCAGGTGGAGCGTCTGCGGGTCGAAGAGCGACTCCTCGATCCGCCCCAGGCGCGCGCCTTCGGTGATCGAGACGACGGCGACCCCTTTGAGTTTGTCGGAATGCATGCGTCCCCCTTCCTAGTCGTGGTCAACCGTGAGGTTCATCGGCGTGTGCCAGGAGCAACAGCGCACAAGATATGCCAGCGACGACGCGACAGTTCAAGCGTCAGAAGAAGCCTATATCGAACTCTATGGCGACTGGCTGCAAGTCGAACCAACCGCGCATACTAATAGCGTCACTATAATCCGGACTCCGACCGATATTCTGCTTGATCTCGTCTTTCGGCACGATCTTCAGCTTGCCGTCCTTCTCCACGTCCCTGCCTTTTATCTGCTCCAACTCCTCGATGATGGTCTCCTGCTGTTCCTGGTCAGCACACGAAATCGCCAGATTATGCTCGCGCACCACCTCGGCCAACGTGTAGTAGCACTGCGCTCGGAGGTTCTGGTAGTTGACCTTGTAGCCGGGCTGCTGGGCCTCTTGCTCGCGCACCTTGTCCTGGATGGGGGACGATCCGCCAACAAAGCCCTTAGTCCCCTCGAGGTGGTCCAGGATGCCCCCGCCGACGCCCTCTTCGTCTACCACCACATGTGAGCGTGGGATGCCGTAAACGGTCCGTAGCCGCTCGATCTCGGCCTCGGTCTGGGTCAGGCGGGATGTGTCGTAGGCGGTGATGTGGATAGCCGTCCAACCGCGCCAAACCATGATGACGCACTTGTCCCTACCCAACCGGGCTGCGTCGCAGGTGATGTAGCGCTCCTCCCCTTCCCCACCGACCGGGTTGGTGAACAGGTCATGCAGGGCATCCGTCTCGAACAGCGCGTTGGGATCGTCGTCGTACTCCCAGTTGCCGTTGAGCAAGCGTTCGCGCAGGGCGGGGTCTTTTAGGCGGCGTAATGACTCGATATAGTGCGGCGAGATGTGGGGGTTGTCGGTCACCAGCATGGGGATGAAGGCGCGGTAGGCTGGCAGTGTCCCTTCGCGCCAGGGTTTGAAAAAGTCGCCGTAGACCCAGTTCTTGGCCGGGTTGCAGGACAGGAGCAGCTTCGGTACCAGGCCGAACTCGTTGAGCTTGTAGCGGAAACGGGAGACGACGACTTCCTTCGCCTTGGCCTGGATCTGGTTGGCCTCGTCGATCGCGCCGCCGGTGTACTCGGACGAGCCAAGGCTGTCGTAGTTCGGATCGGAAGGGTAGTAGGCTAGGTCTTTCAGGAAGATGACCGAGCCGTTGAAGAAGGTGATCGTCGATTCCTGCTGATTGTAGGTGTAGTGCTCGTCGGCCTTGAGGTGCCAGTCGGTCAGTACCTCGAAAAGGGTGAGGAGGGTCGTCTGCTTGAGCGTCTTGAGAACGGAGCGGCCTAATAGCCAGCGGGAGCCAGGGTAACGCAGAGCCGAGGAGGCGATAGCCTCGCAAATAATCCGGCTCTTACCCCCGCCAGCGCCCCCACCCACGAGGATCTCATTAGTCGTCTGGTCGTGGTATTTCTGCCAGGCCAGGTGTTGCTTCGGGGTCGGGTTGATGCGAATCTGGAGGGAGGACATAAGTAAAAGAGATGCTGGCGGGCTGGTTGGACTCGACCTCGACTTTCTGGGCGAAGTCCTCTTTCAGAATGCGCTCCAGCAGGAACTTGGTGTCGCGGGTGGCCTGGATTTTCTTGAGCGCCCAGGTTGCCTTGGCGCGACGGATCTTTTCCGCGAATTCCGGGTCTTCTTTGCGCCAGGTCAGCAACGTATCCTCGTCCCGACCGATGGAATAGGCGGCCATGCGATAGATGGGGGCGGCCTCGAAGTAGCGGATATAGTCGTCTTTGAGGCGGGCGATTTCGGCGAGCTGGTCTTGATTACGTTGTTCGGCTTTGGTCTTTGCCATACAACGACATTATAGGCCGGACTGCCCCGCCGTCGGCACAACCTCCACCTCTTTCAGGTCGCGTAGCAGCGGGGCCACGGTCAGCGTGTCGTCGCCGGTGCCGAACGTGACCAACACCTGGAGTTTCCCTTCCGATGACAGGCTCACGTCTGCTTCCCGCGTCCCCGACGGGTCGTAGCTGGCCTTGAAGCGCACCCTGGAGCCTGCCCGGATGGCGTTCCCGTGGGTATCTTTCATCGCCAGGCCATCGGCGATCTCTAAGTCGATCACGGCCTTGTCCCACTCCCCGCTCACCACCGCTGCGTCCCGGATCGCTTCGATCTGGCGAATCGCGTCGGCTTCATCCCGCGCCCAGAAAAAGGCCGACACCTTCGTGTCTTGCGACAGGCCGAAGCGAGGGGCCTGGTCTTGATCGTCAGGCAGGCCGTAGCAGAAAGCGTGACCGGGGCCGTGGCGACCGGCTATACCCTGGTACCACAGCAGATCGGCGCGGATCTCGTCACCATAAGGATTGAGCGGATAGGCTTCCACGGTGCAGTTGCCCATCTTACCGGCCAAGGTGTCGGCTAAGTCCTTGTCGTCGTAGAGGGCGATGATGCGGCGGTCACCATACTGCCGGTTGCGCCACACGATGTAGATGATTGGTGGTGTCATAAGGATGTTAGCAGCGGCGGACTTCCACCCAGCGATCATTATTGTCATTATTATCATCATCACCCCACCGCTTTAGGGCGTCCATGGCCGTTAGCTTGGGAACCACCTGTTTGTCATACTTGCCCATTGTGGCATAGGCTATCAGCCGGATACCGGCCCAGTAGATCAGCCAGCGGGGTAGGCGATAGACAAGCCACAGTTGCGCCCTCTCGGTGTACTTACGGCGGTTGTAGGTAGTGTCAAAGATCATGGCGTTAGCGTCTCACCCGCCCCTTGGCGCTGTCATAGGCGTCCACCGCGTCCTCGACGAAGCGGCGCGTCCGTTTATTGAAACCTTTGGGGTCGGCCTTGTAGGCGCTGTAGCCCCGGTAGCTGCCATAGCTCAGGCCCATTAGGGCGAGCAAGCCGATGATGGTGGAAAGAATGATGTTGTGACGTTTCATGATGTGGGTTCCTTTTCTTGTTTAATGATGCCGAGTGCGATCAGGAAAGGTCGCTGGTATTCCTTAATCTTCTTATCCTTCTCGGTCGGCATGGCGACATCCATGCGGGTCTGTTTGTCGGGTTGTCGGTGGGATTCCTCGAAAGCCATGTTAGTCTTTCATCCTGTTATAGATGGTCGTCAGGATACCGCCTGTGAAATTTTTCATAGTGAGTTCCTTTTCAATATTACCCGTGGATGAGCTGGAGCAGTGCTGTGATAGATAAAGTCGCGATGTAAAGCGCGGCATAAACTACAGCGACAAGTGCGGCGGCAGAACCTGCGAGAAAGAAACCAACGACTATCCCTAAAAAATGTTGACTGGTCATAGAGTGTTACCCGTGGATGAGCCGGAACAACGCGGCGATAGATAGGGCCAGAACGGCGATGAGGGCTGCGAAGAGCGTGCCGAGCGCGATAGCCAGGCAGCCCAGCGACCAAGCGGCGGATAACCGGCCGTTCACCTCGTAGGTCTGTGGTTTCTGGCCTTCTGCTTTGGTTTTGATGGTCATATTAGTTCGTCGGCCAGAGCACCACGGCGTCTTGGCCATCCTTCTGGTTGTAGCCATCTCCTTCTGTATATCCTTGTTCCTTGAGTCCTGGTGTCAGGGTACGCGCCACGAAGGTAGTGCCGCTCCACGTCGAGTCAGGGACATAGATTCCTTCGTTTAAAGCGGCGAGTGGTGAGTACGCATTACCTTCCCTATCAGATGACATCACTACTACAGCGTCTTGTGGGTAGTCTTTCAGCTCGTTGATGAGTTCTTTAACCGTCATAAGTTGGTCCTTTCAATACCTTGGTTTTATGTCGTGCTGTTTCATCCGTAGGTTCGTCCTCGAAGGCCATATTAGGGGTAAAACGTCTGCGTCATAGCGTTCGTCTGCTTGTCCTGCTTATGAAGTGGTCTACCGATGAGCGTGGCGAGTTGTTGTATTTCATCGTCGCTCAGGTGAACATCTTCATCAGGGGTATGACGTGAAGGGCTTAGTGATTCGACGAACTTTGCCACGATGGGGTTTGCCGTCGTTAGCGTGTTGTGTGAAGGAAAATCGGGAAGGATGGTGATTTTATCCAGGAACTTTTTAGCTATTGCTGTGTGATCGAGCATGTGCATAATCCTTTCTCGTGCTAAAGCCATTAGAACGGGATAACGTCCTCTTCTTCCGGCAACTGCAACCATTCGGGGGCCACGCTACAGAGTTCGGCGTAGTCCATGCCGTAGCCGTGCCCGAGATTCGCCGTGTGGGTGGTGTCGTCGGCCACCGCCTCGTCCTGGGTATGGCCGATGCCGATCCGCAAGCTGCCGTGGCGATAACGGATGTAGATGCAGCGATTGTCGGAGGTGACGCCTTCCCACTGTGAGGGAGCAGCGGGGCACGTATTGACGAGGCGGGTAACGATGACGGTCAGGGGTTTGTTAGGCGTTGCCATGTACGGGTTGTGATCCTTTCTTCGGCCCCTTCGTCGTGAGGTTGAAGGTGTCCTCTAGCTGGCTGTAGTCGTCGGCGTTCTTGGACATACTACCGAAGATGAAGTTGTAGCCGGACCAATTCCTGACCGCTTGAAAAAAGCGTAGCTCTGGATGGACAGCCGCATACGCTGCAAACTCGCCGAACCACCCGTCCGTCGTGTCGATCTCGCGAGGCTGGTCGGCTTTAGCCCGGCATTCGGGACACACATACTCTTGTCCTTGCCGGTGGCGACCCTCCAAGATCCACTCAGCCTCTTCCAGCAGGTGCTCTAGCTGGCCCGTGGACAGGTGGTGCAAGCGCTCGACGAACGGCTCGGTCTCTTCCCAGGCGCGGTCATCGTCGTCATCGTCGCGGTCATCGTCTAAGCCCTCAGTGGCGTCGTCAGGGCCTTCGTACACCGTTTCCTCTAAGTCGTTCACGGCGTCGATTAGCTCGTTAATCTTGAATATGCAGTCGCCGGGGTCGAATCCCGACTTTGTATCAACGGATGGACCTTTGATTTTCACGGGTAGGGTAATCTTTTCAATCATCGTTAGCTCCTTTGTCTATACGTTTAAAATCAACATCAACACCTCGTTGCTTACACCCCGCGACCAGAACGGCCTGAAAGTGCGCCCAAAGGGTGTCATGTATTCTGAATGTGCGAGTTTCTCGTTTTTCGTCGTACTCGTACTCAAAGATGAAGGTATTGGTCATCGTTATCCTCCTTGGTGTATATCGTCTTCCTTGACGAACGTGACAATCAAACGTTCCCCGCGCAGCTTCAGCAGCTTCAGGAGTTCGGCAGGTTGCTCGCTAAACAGGTCTAAAACCAACCGGCATTTATCCCCTGCTCCCCCATCGAAGGCGATGGCACTGGCCTTATCGGGGATGATCGCTTGCAAGGCGAGGGGTTCAGTCTTTGACATTGAGCAGGTCTCCGTTCTGAAAGATGTTGCCAACAATTCGACATGTAAGATTACCCGTGCAACCCACTTGGTAAAGTTTTCTATAGTCGGGTTGGTTTTTATAGTACCAGCGCCCTTTCTCCTGATGCCAAGCAACCTCATAGATTCCGTCTAGATAACTATTTGGTTTAAACGCTTCGCAGATATCTCCTTCGTAAATTTTTTGTTTATCTTGGTCATATAGACCTGTAAATTGGCAAAGAGTGAGGTCTTGGTATTGGCCATCGATATATACTCGCCCATCTCCAGTCATAGAGAAATCACCAAGATGACTATCCATCTTGTCAGGAGGGTAAAACCACTGATTTTTGGTTCTGTCCCATGCGCGAAACTTGATTACTCGCTGTTCAATCTTTGACATACGGCGACTTCTTTCTTTCGATGGTGATGGTGATGGGGGTGCCGATACTAGACAGGATGTGAGATTTATCCATGATAGACGCATTCTGAATGTCCAAAACAACGCGCAAGGAACCGTCAGTATTGTGGCTGACGGAATCGACGGTGGGCGGGATGATGGCGGTGTAAGTCTTGGTCATAAACCTAATATCTCCAATTCTGGTTGAAACTCTTCTAGCGCCTGTTTCAAGGATGCCCGGACAAACCACTCGGTACAGCCGAGCAGCTCTTCGACTTCCTTATAGGTAGACTCGTTCACCACGAGAAGGTAAATCGACACGCGTTGCTTGAGACTCCATGCTGCCAGGTCTCCTGTCACCATCGGCCCAATCAACATAGGAGCCGCACTCGGATAGAAGATCCACCTAAACGAACGCTCAATGTTTTGTGGGATGTCGGCGTCACGGCAGAGCGTCTTCGTGCTCATGTCCGTCAGGTCGTCGGTGTGATCGGTTTCCAGCGGGATGTCACCCAGGTCGATGAAGAAGGTTGGCTCGTGCAAGCCTTGCTGGAACGTCGCCAGGGCTTCCATCATGCGTGGGGACTTCAGCCGGGCATCGGTTTGCTTGGCGAACGGGAAGAGCTGCCGCACGGTCTCCTCGTCGGCCCCGTCGGCTAGGGCGAGCAGGATCAGGCGCTCCTCTATAGGCAAGGCGAGGAAGGCGCGCATGGGCGGGGTGGGGTCGTCGAACTCGCGGCGGACGATGGCGAAGCGACGCTCGAAGGCGAGGCGGAGGGTGTCGATCTTGGTGGTCATAGTGGGTCAGTGTGGGGCTTCTCTTCCCACCTTATACGCGGGGTATCGATGGCTGGTCAAGAGGATGTTTAGCGAGTCCTGCCAAGGAGTCTACGCCACCAACTCGGGCGCTTTTGGGGTGGGGTAAAACGCATCCGCGATAGTCTCTCGGCGTGGTAGTACAACGGGCTAAGCAAGGCGGTGTCCTCCCCCCGCTCGAAGCACACACGGGCCTGACGCACCTTGTCGGCAAGAATCGGATCGGCACGAGTGGCGCGGTCGGCGATGGTGAAGATACGCCGGACGATGGCGGGGAAACGTGTCTCGGTCAGGTCAAAGCTGGTGACGGCAATCAGCTCGATCCCCCGGTTTGTGCAGACCTCCGCCTTGACCGCATCACGAGCCTGTTGTGCCATGAAATCGGCATGATCTTTTTGCAAGCCCAGGATAGGTCGGCTGTGTTGCACGCCTTGTGCCTCGACCGCGACATTAATTTGTGGCATCCAAATATCGAGCTCTAACCGGCGTCCTGTCTTGGGGTTGCGGAGCCAGTCCGGGCGGCTGTTATAGACCGCATGAAGGAAGGGAAAGTGGTGGCGAAGGAGGTCGCGAGCAAGGTTTTCGGTCTGGCTGGTCATAAATAGGGTCTCTTCAGGAAAGCCGGTAGTATTTTGACAGGGGACTGGTATTTCGTGCTTAAACCTTATAGTCTCCAGGGTACATATTGGGTGTATTTCGCGCCCCACTTCCCCGCTTTTCCGGTCAATAGGGGACGGTGGGGGACCGCTATAGGATGTTATATGATGGACTGTGTTAGACGTTATCTCCGTGCAGTCACACCTTGCGACACATGGTCGATTGCACGGCCCATATTAGTGTACTGTCGGCCCCTTCTTTAGTCGTCTCTGTGGCTGATCATTGCCATTCTCCAAGTGCTCTCTCACGAGAAACCAGAGCTCATCCAACACGTCGTCTGGTGGCACACTATCGAGTACCGTCTTGCCGGTTTTCGCGTCCTGGTAAAGGCTGTGTTCGTCGAGATAGGCGATAAGGAGAGTGATGGTCGGCCAGGGTAAAAGGTCGCTGTAATGCTCCTTGTCGAGTGTCGGCATGAGGTCGGTATCGCCTGCGATGATGATGTCTGTCTGGTCGTCGCCTTCGGCAAACGTCATGTCTACACAGACGTGGCCGAGGTCGGGTTGCCACCAATCGAACCAACGCTCTTTGGCTTGGGGAGAGAGGGAGAGGAGGTCGGGGAGGTCAATGGCGTAAGGGATCATAAGTAGGACTGGTCCTTGTCCAAGATGTTGAGTTTAGCGGCGGGGCCGTAAAGCTGGAGAGCGAACTGGTCGCGGATGTACGCCGCTTCCTCACGCGATGCATAGCGACCAACGTGAATCGTTTGGCGATTTATGGCTATTGTGCTGGCCCACAGCTGACGCGCTTTATCCCACGTTACGCCGATATATCCAGAAGTATTTGGGCGACGCGGCATCGTCACTTTAGGATCATCTGGACGGTCACGCCAAAGAGGGGAATCTTCCGTCGTGTCATTCAGTTGCGCGAACTCGCCGAAAAGTTGAAGCATCGCCTGATCGTAGACGTATCCCGCTTCACCCGGCTCATCAAACCGACCCAAGAAGATTTGTTGGCCGTAAAAGTTGGCGTTGGAGCGCCAGCGCTGTTTCTGACTGTCCCATGAGACACCTTTCAGTCCCGAGGTATTGTCGATGTGGAGTCCTGAATTGACGGCGTTCTGCTGCTTGTTGCAGTTACGCAGATTACCCCTGCGATTATCCAAGCGATTTGTATTGCAGATGTGGTCGGTCAGAGCATAACTTGGCGTCATCGCGACAAGTCGATGCATCTTCACGTTTTGCATCACCCTCTTGCCAGCGACCCTACCAAGAAAGAGATGTGTTACAGCGTAGCCATAACTATCAAGATACCAAGTTCGTAAACTGAGCCACTCGAAGTCTGCATCATCGACGAGCGCGAACTTCCCTGCTCCTCTTGCCCCAGCTAAAGGTATCATTTTCATACTGTTTCAAAAGCCCCTTCACTACAATACAGTTTGCCTCCGAAAAGAAACCGGCCCGATACGATCGTGAGGGGGTGGAAGGTGAAGGCATCGCTATCAACGACCTGTTCTAAGTACCCAAAAGAATGGGTCCAGTCGTTTTCGGGCAGGTATGCCACGTCGTGCTTGCATAAACCGCCCAAGCTCCACCATTGCGTGAGACCGCGCCGGTTCTTTGACTCCCAATAGCGCCCGCGATGTATATGCCCTGAACAACCCGATAGTCCGTACTTTTCGGCTTCTTTCTTGGCGGGGTGTTGGCCGACTGCCTGGCCGTGGCAGATCGTGAAGCCGTAATGGTTGAACGCATAGGGATAGGGTATCCAGTCGATACCTCTCTCTGATAATGAAAGCGCGTTAGCCAGGACATCATTGGGATCTCCGGCCTTCGTGGTGTATTCCAGAATATCGGGGTTTTCAAACAAACGGTGCGTTAGCCTGGCCTCATGATTTCCCATAGTAATTTTCATAATGCTACTTGGTGAGGCTTCTTGAAGCTGGTCGAGGACATCGTTCGCCATCTCCAACTCTTCCTGAGTGCGATTGATAATGCGCGGATCTTTCTCGAAACGGCTGGCGGTATAGAGATCGAGTAAGTCGCCCGCAATGATCAAGTAATCGGGACACTTATCTTTGATGAAGGAGAGGACCGCGCCATAAGCGGCGGGGTCGAGGTCTGGGCAGTGGAGGTCACTGATCACAACGGTACTGCGTATTTTCGGGGCTTGGGTGCGCGGCCTCCCGCGACCTCTCAGGGGGACAGTGAGTGTAGGTAGGGGCATAAGGGGAGTAAGCCTGTTTTTCCCCTTATACACACGGAGCGGGCCGCCGTCAATAGCATCCTTATTCGGTCTAGCGCCTCCGGCCAAAAAATAAAGCCCCTCGGATTAGGAGGGGCCGGGGATTGTTCCTTGCTTGATTTTGAGAGCAAATAGTTAACCGGAACGGACGTCGCGCATGCAGAGGGCGACGTAGTCGGTCCAACCGCGCACCATCGCCAGGTGTAGGTCGTCGAACAAGAGCAGGGCCGCATCCGACGGGTCGCGCTCCAGCACGTAGTCGCGCAACGCCCCGATGGCGGCTGGTTCGCTGGCACAGGGCCCGGAGCACCAGGCGGCGTGGAGGGTGCGGTAGGTGGCACACCAGGGCTGGGAGCAGTTCAAGTCGAGTAGCAGGCCGAAGGTCACATCCTTCTCTATCGCGCCGACGGTCACGGCGATACGCGGGCTGGACAGGTCGGGGATCAGGTGACGAATTTCGCGCACGGCCACAAGCTGGCTCCTTCCACGGGTAAAAGAAGGGGGCGGAAGGGGCGCAACGCCACACAACCGTCCCCGTTGATGGTTTCGCGCCTCAGTCAGCCGGGCTAGCTTCTGGCATCGGACTGTGCGGTCAGGCGGAAGTCTGCTCCTTCTTCTGTTTTGCCGCTTCCTTGGCGATCTCTTCCTCGGTCATCAGCCGCAGACAGACCTGATCGCCGTTCGACCAGGAAATGACAGACATGCTGTGTTTCCTGGACTGGCGCGTCAGTGCCGCCTTGAAGCCTCTCTGCGCCGTCGTCTCCACCTGGAGGACCAGCGTCTTACCGGGAACCAGGGCACGGAGCATCTCCAGCTTTTCGCGCGCTTCGGGGCTCTTCTGCGACAGGTCTTCGGGGGCTTCGGCGTCATCTACCAGCTTCCACTTCGGCATGTCTCGCTCCCTTCGTGTCACGGGTCAAGAGGGGCCAGCAAGCGCCAGCTCCTTGGTTGTCACAGGCCGCGCTCGCGGACGAGCTTCCTGAAATAGTTCACGCCGCCTCGGTTCGGTCCCGGCGACAGGCAGCCGGCGAAACATTCAAACCAACATTTTTCCAATCCAAAGGAAGGCCGGGTGTCACGATGAAACGGACAGTAGCCTCTGTATCGCTCAGGGCCGACTTGTTTCAGATCGACGTACTTGAGCGCCTCGGCTAACATCTCGGCGTGGGTGCTGGTCGCCAACTGCCCGAATATTCCCGGTAGTTCGCGGTGCAGCTCCCGTGACGGTTCCGGCTGTGGCGGTTCGTTCAGCCAGTGCTCGGGGATCGGGGTCGGCGTGAGCGTCAGCAGCGTATCCCACGGGTCGAGAATCTGGCCGTCCGCGTCGATCCAGTCGTAGATGCGCTTGGTGAGCGGATGCGGGGTCATCGGGCCTCGAATGGCGGAAAACGTCCCGTTCTTCGGGAAGACTTCCACGCCGTCGCAACCGGCTTTGTGGGCGAAGGCCAAGCCGTAGCGTTGGGCCGCGTGCCAGGGGACCGGCGGGTCGAATAGCTTGACCAGATGCAAACCGCGTCGGCTGCGCTCGATGAGGTAGCTGTTGGCGGGCAGCAGGTGGGCGTTAGCGAGGACCTTGCGGGAGGAGCTATCGTCGTCGCAGTCAATCGCCATCCACTTGCTCATGCCGTCTTCGGCGGTGGCGTACAGCCCCAGGCTGATGTGGCCGCGCAGGGCAGATTCGAGGACGCGATTGGTCAGGCGGGACTTCTTACTGAACCAGCTTGTTTCCGCGCCGGACGTAAGATACCGATCCCTTCGATTGACGAAGGTCTGCGCGTAACGGGAGATGAGCGAGCCTTTGGCGGTTGACGCTGGCGAGGTCGCCCTCGGCGTGCTGTCTGAGCGCCTCATAGCAAGCAAACCTCACAATCTCTCCGGTGGCGTAGCGAACCACGGTGTAGGGGATGCCACGCTTCGTGACGCCCCTACGGATAAAGATCGGGTCTGAGTGAGCCACGGTCGTCTCCTCTCTCCAAAGTACAGTCAAAAGCGGTACTTTCTCAGGGTCCAGTAGGCCGGATCGATGGTTAGCCCCTGCCACCCGCCAGGAGTTGCAGCAGGAAGCGCAACTGAGCGCGGCTGTAGCGCATCTGGCCGAGTGTTGGCCGGTAGCCTTCCGGGGTCAGACCGAGCATGTGGCGGCGGTAATCCTGATCTCTCATGAATGTCAGGGTATTGCGCGGGCCGGTGCGGATCGTGACGCGCGACGTGGCGGAGCCTCGCGTGCTGGCGGACATCTCTCCTCCTTTTGAATATGAAGTTGTGTGGGTGCGAGTAGAGGATCTTTCGTGCCCTCAACTATCCGGAATTTCCAGATAGTTCAAAACGCGACTAGGTCTTCGCTTCTTATGTGTGTTCGCCAAGATTCTCGACGAGATACAAATCTTCCAACAGATCGACAGCCAGATGGGCGGTGCAGCAGGCGCACCAGTGGTTATACTCCGGACACTTCTCCCCGAAGTCTTTCGTGATACGAGCGCGGAGTTGGTCGATCTGTTTCTTAGTCATATAGTCTGAGCGGTTGAGCTATTAGCCTTTGGCGATCAACGCCTTTATCCGGTCGATGCAGCCCAGCGCTGAATCGTTCAGCTCCTTGCGAATCGCATCCAGCGTCGCCCAGCAGTCTTCCGGTGGGGCGACCGGCGCGGGAGTGGGGGAACCGGTTGTCGTTGGTTCCGGTGCTGGGGTGGTCGCTGGGGCGGGTTGCTGTGCCGGAGCGGGTGTTGGTGCAGGTTCTGGTGTCTGTGTCGGGGCGGGGACAGGGGACGGGGTAGGTGCTGGTGTGGTGGTTGCAGCGCCAAGTAACGGTTTCAACATATCGAGCTTGGGCTGATTCGGCGTCTTCCAGTCGTCTTGCAAGAGCCCGCCGGTGTCGCCGCTGTTGGGGTTGAGGCACCAGTAGCACCATGATAGGGCGTTGTCTTTGATGAAGCTGACGAAAGTGTTCTGCCACTTGCCCTCGGTCGATTGCGTATCCGTTTGCTTGCCGCCGAACTCACCGATCAAGATAGGCGCGATGTTCTGCTCGTGGAGGTAGAACCACTGCTTACGCCAGATGTTGACAAGGTTAGCGGGGAAGTCGGGAGCTTGGAACCAGGACTGGTTGTACACGCCGGGGCCATATTCGTGGGGGGAGTAGACCAGCTTGTTTGCTTGCTTGAGCTTGACTGGGCGGTCTTTGGCCCCTTGCAAGTTGCCGCCCCACCAGTAGCCGTCGCCGTTAAAGACCTCGACGCCCTCGACGACGATCAGCAGGTCGGGGTTGACCGCGTGGATGGCGTTACCCGCTTGTTCGGCCCAGGCCGCCCACTTGTCCCAGGTCACGGCGGCGGTGTGAGGCTCGTTAGCGATGTCGCAGCCGATCACCGTGCTATTGCCTTTGTAACGCGTGGCGAGCGTCACCCAGTCGGCGATCCACTTATCGATGCCGATCCCTTGCTCGGGCGAGACCCAGTTCTCGCCGTTGCCGCCACCAGGCTTGAATTGGTGCCTGTCGAGCAGGACGGAGATGCCGCGCTTGCCGCATTCGTTAATGATGTAGTCGAGCCGGTCGAGCGGTGCGGCGTTGGTGATCGCGGGGTCGTACACCCATTGGCCTTTAGCGTCGGGCTTGAGCAGATCGTTGGAGTAGGGCAGGCGTAGCAGGTTGAAGCCGAACGATTGCACCTGGTCGAGGAATGAAGCGACGGTGCGCTGTGTCCACAAGCCGTGGGGGGCCATGACGTCGGACTCGAAGCCGAACCAAGAGGTGCCTTTGAATGTCGTCGGGGTGCCTTTGTCGTCGATGATCTGATTACCGTGTGTGGAAAATGCCATAAACCTCCAGTGTTGTTATTCTTATCTGGTCACTCACTTGTCTTCATTGCGCCTTTTGATTGTGTCTGTTTCCTTATCTATATAGAACTCTTCAGCAAAACCTTCTTCGGTCCAACTCTCGGGATCAACGCGGCTATAGCGCGTCCAAAAGGTTTTACCGCAACCCTCGCAGGTGTTCTGAGCGAAGCAGGGAGTACCGTCCGGTAGTCCGTGGTAGAAGGAATGGTCACAATAAGGACAAGAACCGAGGATCATGCGTTGCCTTTCGGGGCTTCTATGCCTTCGCGGATGCACCAGTCGAGAAAGCCTTTGTAATTTACTATGGCAACTTCATAGCGATCCTCGCCCGGTGTAAGATTTTTCCAGTCCCAATATCTTTGGTTCTTCTCCGCTATTATTGCTCGATACCGGGCAATGAGTCGGGCGAGTTTGGGGTTGGTGAGGTCGAGTGTCATAGCGTTAGATCAACCAATCGTTTTTCTTCCCACAGCCGCTACAGCGCCGCTCCACCCAGCCAGTGAACGATCCAGCAGGCAGCCAGGAGAGAACGGTCAGCTTGCCGCTAGGGTAGAGGTGCGGACCTTTGAGCTTGATGCAGTAATCCTTGGGCTTCTTGCTTGGCGTGGGCTTTACCTCATCTGGGGTGGGAGTCTGGGTCTTCTTGCGGTGGGGCATTAAGGTCTTTATACGCCTCGGTGGTGATGATGTCTAGTGGATGGAGAGGTCACCTGTGATTGTCTCTTGTGCTTTATTAGGGATAAGGTTCAACCTTGCAAGATCCCCTCGAATTTCAATGGCTTTAGTGTTGTAGGCACGGGCAGCATCCTCTTTCATGGCAAAGTATCCGATGATGATCTGCTTACGGTTGTGAGTGATTTGCGCCCGCCACATCTTCATTACTATGGACCATGTCACGCCCACGTAACCCGAGGTATTCCGCCTGTTTATTCCCGTGTTCCACGCGTTCTTCTGACACGTTACTGCTCTCAGGTTGTCCCGCTGGTTGTTGAGGCCGTCTCCGTCGATGTGATCAGTATGCAAACCGGTGGGAGTACTGACGATTAGGCGATGCATGTATATCTTCGTGCAGATGGGAGGATTGCCTCTGCCCTGACGACGCTTCTTAGTTGTGACTGCATATCCTCTTTCATAGTTCCACCGTATTCTGCTTAGCTCATCAAACGTACTGTCGTCAACGATGGCGAACTTTCCTTGACCGCGCTTGCCGTATAGGGAGATAAGTTTGGACGTAACTGTTCAGGAGGGCCATTCGCGGGTAGACTAGCGGCATGGAGATGACCCGCGCCGAGTTCGATGCCCTGTACGCTGTCGGCCCCGACGCGCTGTACGCCCTGTTCCAGCAACAGGCGGCGC